GTGGCTGCCACACGAATCTTACGAAGTGGAGTTAGATAGCCGAAGTATGGGCTGGCTGGATTCTGAGGGTTGAAGTCGCCATTCTCATCGATAACTCGGACTGTGCAAGATCCTGCCTCATAGGTGTCGCGCATAATATTTCGACCGCGCCTGATAGTAATCTGCCGAGTCTGTGGACTGAGATCGATTACGGGCTCAGGTACTTCACTTGATGCGAATTGAGATACGCCGATAACGCCGTTAACTGGATCACCGATTGTAAACGGGAAGCCGAAGGTAGCACCTTGCGAAAAGTCGAAAGATACAGAGATCGTTGCAGGAAGCGTCATTAGCTAAATCTCGCTGTGTTCGCGCCTCGACCGCCGACAGAAGTAAATGATCCTGAAAGATTGTTATTAGTCTGGACAGATGATACGGCGTCAGTTACTACTCCGCTATCGAGTGTAACTATGACGTTTACTACTGGCTCAGGATTGACGCCAGCCACTACGCCAGCGGGAAGTCCACCCTGTTGTCCAAATGTTGATGGCATTGCATAACTAGGTGGTACGAAATTTGGTACCACTGATCCGAGAAGATTGCCACCGAAATCTAGGCTAGGCACTTTCCAATTACGATAAGGGTTCGGCGCTTCTGGCGTAGCCAATAGAGCCGCGTTAAGAGCGTTCTGGCGCTTGGTTGCCGCTTCAAGTTCTGCAGATAGTTTATTAGCCTGTGCTTCATTCTTATCTAGCAAGGCTAGTTGAAGATTAAGCGATAGGCGATCTGTCTCGCTGATCTTGCCACGAAGGGCGGCGGTCATGCTGATCCGATCGAGATCAATAGTTTTAGCGGCCTTAGTAAGAGCGTTGGCTTTCTTCTGTGTGTCTAAGGTTTTCTTTTGTAGGTTAGCGATCTCTCTAGCCCGCTTGGCTGCTTCCTTCTCTGCCTTCTCGCGAGCCGCTTGATTAGGATCTACATAACCGGGGCCGAGTGCAGAGCTAGGATAACCTCCCATGCCTGGACCAGTAAAGCTGCTAAACGTGCCACCGCCTTGTGTAGATAGCGCTCCGATTGCTCCACCAAATATCTTAACAAAGTTACTGCCTGTAATTCTGTCTAATACTCCAAGTAAGCCCATTCCAGATTGCATTGACTTATCAAAGTTACTGATAAGAACAGCGACGTTGCGCATGGCTGTTGCTGTCGCTTCTGCAAAACTATTCATCGCTTCAGTAAGTTCTGTGATGCTTCCCGTGTCGGTTGCTAAGATCGAGAAAGCATCTACTAGACCTTTACCGATAGTCTCCTGCGCTTCTCCTGCCGCTGTCTGGATAAGGGTTAACTTGCCTGCATAGGTATCAAGGTAAGCCGCGTTAGCACCTGTAAAAGTCTTGTTAAGCTTCTCCTGAACTTCAGCAAATGAAGCGGTCTTGAGTTCTGCCTGAGTAAGTCCTAGTGAGTACTTACGAAGCCCACGAGTCTGTCCGACGTAGGCCATTGAAAGATCGTTAACTACTGTTTCGTAATCGACGCCAGAACCGCGACTGACTTCTAGAGCAAGGTTTAATAGTTCCGTGGACTTAGCAAGTGAGCCTGTGGTCTGCAATAAGCGCTGCATAGCTGGGCGAAGCTGATCGTCTGTAATACCTGAGGCGCGAGATAACTGATCGATGAAAGTCTCAATAGCTTGAGTCTCGAAGGCGAGTCCTAAATTCTTTACTGACTGCGCTAGACGGCTCGCAGCGGCTTCATCTTCTACGAACGCCTTTACTGCTGCCTTGCTAAACTGAGTGATTTTCTGAATGCTGAACGCAGCAATAAGAGCCTTGCCTAGTTTTTTGACACTATCGTCTAATTTACCTGTCGATCTTTCGGCATCGTCGAAGGCTTTCTTGCCCTTAAACTCACCGATAATCGGGATGCGTAGCTCTGCCATTAACTTACTCTCTCATTGAACTTTGCGGCGGCTTTCTCGAGCGCCTTGATAACTCCAGCCTTTGCTTTGCCTTCGTCCTCTTTGTATGCCTTAAACATTGCGCGACCTGCATACTTGCCAGATCCCGCTAATTGACCAGGAAGGCGAGGAGTGAACCTTCCACCCATTCCAGACTTACGCCCAGCGGTCTCATAGATAGCACCGCCAGCGGTCTTATTATGGATCGATACTGTCTGCACCCAGCCTTGACGATTAGGCTTTGTCGGTGTCAGTTTATAGCCCACGCCTCGACGAGCTGCGCTTGCGTCATACTTAGGGAAGCCACCGCCTTCGCTGTTACCAACGAAGCCCGAAGGCATGTCACCATTAGAGGGCATGAAGCCACGAGCTTTTTTAACCAATGGCTTTAGGAATCCGACCATCTCATCACGAGTCTCTTTATCAAGATCAGGTGAGAATCTCTTCATTGCTCGACGGAGTTCGCTAGCGCCTTTTAGCTCTGTAGGCATCGCTCTGCTCCTTTGCTCTATCCTTCAACGCTTTCAGAATCATCTGGAGCATCGTAGGGTCTAAATCGATTAAAGATTGTGGAGGGATAGCCGTCTCAATGCTCAAGCGAGCTATGAGATAGTGGATGCTATCCCTGCCTAGGCCAAAGGGTCAGACTCTGCAACCTCGACACTCTTTAGAGTTTCGAGAAAGTCTGCGCCGAATGGCTTGACTGTGACTCCACTTAGTCGAAGGCCTTCCCATGCTAACCAATAGACATCTGACTGCTTTTCATCATCGCGGAACGCTTTGTGAAATCCCTTTTTAGCATATAGCTCGAACGCGTATTCGAGGCGAGGAGTGATCTCGATCTCGGTTACGCTGTTATCCGCTAGTGTGACTATTAGTTTTGCCATGCTGTGCCCCTTTGTTTAGTGTTTTAGAATGTGCCTGTTGTAGCGACTACTGTAGTGCCTGAGACGTTAAATGTCAGGCTTTGCATTGCAATATCAGCAACAGCACCATTAATGTCTGTTGTTGAGTTGATAAGGCAGGTCATTGTGTAGAGTGGGTTGGTCGCTGATACAGCGGTTCCCTTTTCCTGTAGAAGCACTACTGTCACGTTGGTTCCCCATGCAGCTTGCAATGTCTGTAGGACGTTAGCTGTAGCTGTGTCATTGAGGAAGTCGATTGTGACTGAAGAAGCTTCAAGGCCTTTTACGAACTTGTGTCCGCCATCGCCCATTGCTGTTACTTCGAGTTCATCGAAAGTGCGGTTAAGTGTTACTGCTGTAACGTGGTCTGAAAGATCGACTGTGTTAATCTTCACGCCGACCTTGTTATTTAGAAATACAGCCATGAGATTATTCCTCGTCTTTCTTAGTAGTTACTGGCTTAGGTGTTGATGGTGCTACCTGCCCGATCTTGATCAGGAAGGCTTCTTGCTCTTTTTCCCACTCGGACATTTTAGCTCCAACTCGTTAGGACTGAGATATTGATATTGCATGTAAGTAGATCACCTGACACGGCACTTAGTACCGCCGGGGCGGATACTTCTGTGACGTTATAGGTGTATGAGGATGCAGCGAGTTTATTAAAAACTTGGACTACATTATCCTCGATCCCGTTTAGGTTGCCTTCGTTATCTAGAAGAGGAACCATGACGGAAATAGTAAAGTTCGCCATAGGCGAGATAGTGGCATGCCATCCGTTAGACGGCGAAATATAAGGATCTGCTGGAGCGATGATGACGCTGTTAGCAATAGGTGTTGCCGGTGGGAACGCGAAGACTGAGTACTTTGTATTATCGACCAGAGCTGCTGCGATACCTGCGCGTAGTGTTGATATGGCGGCCATTAGCCCACCATCGATCTCGGATCGAGATAAGGTGCAAGCAATCCACGAACACGCGCTAGAAGTGTGTTACCCATGCGATAAGGTGAAGGCTGATAGCCATCGATTGTAACTCCGCCAGATGAAGGTGCTTGACGTGACTGCCAGATATCGATAGAAATCATGAGTGAAGCTTCTTGGATTGCTGGAATCGTTGAATAGTCTGTGTAAGTCTCAGCGGCTGCTATTCCGAAAGGTTCGACTGTGTGGCGTGGATTATCGCTAGTGTGAGTCGTGGTTATGTTAAATGATCGAGCATCGACACCTGTGATTGTCTTGGTGCCGTTGTACTTAGTACCGGCACCTGAAATCACTACCGATTGGCCGACGTAAAATACCTCACGAATGTTTTGATCAAAGTAGAGAGTGCCAACTGTGCCTGTGTTGCCATGAGCGACAATGTATTGCTGATTTTTCCATAGAAAGGGCAAGAGTACGTTGTCCGCTGCGTCGCAGACAGACTGCAAGACTGCATCAGTATAGAGAGTGCCAACGCCTAAGGCGGTGCGAAGCTCTGCAACTGTTGTCAATGCCATGCTCTGATCCTTTCTAAAGACTGGCAGGGTAGAAGGGCACTACCCTGCCAGCGACTTAGTGTGGCTTACGCCTTGTTATTCTTAAATGCGCCTGCGCCGACCTTGGTCGCGATTGCGCCATAGCCGTAGTAGCCGATTGTTACCTGACCAGCAGCTGTTGATTCTGCGCGTAGTCGGTATGTTGGTGACTCGTACCATGTGTACGCATCTGGATTGATGATGAGGATTGTGCCATCGCCATCGCCGCCATTCTCCGGATCGACGTAGAGGTTAAGTCCTGCAACGTTACCTGTGAGTGATGTAGGTGTTACAACGCCGCCTGCGTTCTGTGGCTGTGAAGCGTTGTAGATAGGGCGTCCTGAATCGTTCAAGGTCATGATGTTAGACCATTGTCCAGTAGATACGACCATGTTGCGAGCGAATGGATTTGGAAGTCCTGCTGTTGCGCCATAAACAGATGCTGATCCACGAGCAACAATTCCGAGAAGCTCGGCTGCTGTTGGATATGTTGCAACTGTAGTTGCATCAAGTGTTGCACCTGAGATGAGTGCTGCGTTAACTGCTGCGTTGGTTGACTTGGCATAAGCTGCTGCCATGTTGCGAACGAGTTCATCAAAGAATGCTGGAGATGTACGATCTAGCAATTCTACTGAGAAGACCTGTTGTCCTGCGTACTTTGCAACGCTTACGCTTAGGAATGCAGAATTCTGGTCTGTGTTAGAAAATGCTGCGTCTTCAGCTGCAACTGCAACTGTAGGCATTGCAGTAATCTTAGGAATCTCGAAAGTCATACCTGCATCTGGAAGCACTCCACGAGAGATTGCATCGATTGATGGGC